ATTTTCGGCTTCCATACGAGTCATTGGGATATTTAATGCCCTCCATAAATTCTTTTGAAAATAAAGAACATCGCCCATCTCTCCTAGATTTTGTCCTGCAGGAAGAGTTTCAATTTGAGTACCACGACCACCTTCTCTACGTGGAAGCCAGAAATCTTCTAACATGTGCATATGTTTACGATCATCACGAACTTCTCCGGTTGCTGCATCATAAACAACTTTATTGCGGAACTTATTCATAATATCACGAAGATATTGTTCTGCTTTATTTTTTGGTAGAGAACCTACGTCTATGTAAAATACTCTTCTTTCTGGAGCACGGGATATGCGATAAATGACTGTAGCATCTTCAATCATTCTTAATTGATTGAGTGGCTTGATTGCTTTGTGAAGATAGCCTACCACACGTTTAGATTGCGCATCGTAAAGACCAGAATGGCAATATGAAATAGAATCTACCGAAATCTTCAATCCTTGAGTATCATATGCATTTGATTTTTCAAATGCAGAAAACAAATAATATTCATCGACTTGCTCTACAACTGGTACTCCAAGAACTTGATCATTCTTTCTAACTTCTCTTACTTTTTTGATGTAGATGGGATCAATTTGTCTTAATTCTTTAATTCCTTCTCTTGGATCATCTCCTAATATTTTATGAAAATATAATCTACCATCGATATACCATTTACGGAAAAGTTCTTTTCCATAACGATTAAAATTTAATAAAGTTAAAATTCTTTCAAATTCTTCAATTATAATTTGTCTTATGATAGGAGGAAGATTTGTTTTATCTAGATCTAAAGTTACATATCTTCCCGTAGCATCATCTGCAATTGCTTCATTTATAATATCATCAATTGCAAGTTCAATCTCTGCATGGAGAGACATTTCTCTATATCTTTTTATTAATTCTATATCACTACGAATTGTTCCATCAAGATCTACATAATAGCCCATCGTACCGCCTGCTGCGATAATCGATGAGCCATCATTTAGATCTTCCGGAACGAAAGATATTAAATTTTCTTTTGATTCTTTGGTAAAACTGTACCCGAATAATTTGAAAGCCATAATATAACTCCTCAGTTATATGTAGGAGTATATTACTTCTTATTATCCTATACCTGAACCAAAGCTGGAATTGCTTCCGCCAATGCTGAATCCGAAGTTCTTATTTTGGAAAGAGAAGCCACCTGAACTGGATTGTCCAAATGCTCCAGGTAGACCAAATCCTCCACCTAGACCACCTACACCACCGAATGCAGGAATTGCGCCAGCAGGAGCGCCACCACCAATTGCTCCGGGATTGGCAAGTGGATTTCCGCTGAATATTCCAACCCCATTGACTGCAGCAGAGGTATCTGTGATGAAATATGAATATGTTAATGTAACTTCAAATTCTGATATTACGTTATCATCAGCGAAACCCATTCCGACTGGGCTTATTGCTGAAGGATAAACTTCTGCTAAGAAATATGAACGAACTGGTTGATAATTACGAGCCAATTGTGTAATTGTTGCACCACCAAAAAGTTGTCTTGGATTTGTTGATGCAGAAACGTTTCCTGCATGTGAATTAAACAATTCATTCCAATATTCAAATACTTTTCTTAATTGCATGTCTTGAGTATTGATTACAGTAATTGACCATGGATCATAAAAACGGTCACCGGGATACTTAGCCATACGACCAAGATATGGTAATACAATCTCTCCTAATTGTGAGGAAGGGAGAGTGGTTGCTCTACAAAAGAACTGAAGATTTTGAAAAGCATTACCAAGGGCAGGGCAAGAAACATTTACAGAGTAAAGATTTGGTTTTGCGCCGCCGTCAAATGCCGACATGAAGGAATTGATTGATGAGTCTGCCATTTATTTCTCCTATTTTCCTCTTTTATTTATATCCTTTTTAATAAATTATCCACCAAATTCAGCAAATTGTATTCCTGTTGGTGTAGCAACAAAGTTCAACTTAATGAAATTGATGCTACGAGCAGGAGCAACAAAGATGTCAGCAACGAATTGGTTAGAATCAATTATGCTTGGAGGATTGTTGCTTTCATCGCAAACAACTGCGTATGAACTGATGCCTCTACGACCTTGTACGTCACGGAGGAATGGTTCAACTAATTGTCTGAATTGATTACGAGTGAATGCATCGTTGAATTCGAACAATTGGAACTTGGCTGCTGTTGCAATTGCCTTCTCTAGAACGATGAAGAGACGGCGTACATTGATTCTATCAAAAGCAGATGCCTTCAATTGAAGAGTCTTATCACCGAAAAGAATTGCACCAGATCCTTGGAAAGTTACTACAGGATTTACACCTTTTTGGTATAGTAAATCACGTTCTTCCTTATTTGGATTGTAAACCAATTTAACGATATTGTTGATACGACCACGATCATATCCTGCAGGCGAATACCAAGGATCTCTCGTTGTGTCTGTTCTTACACAGCATCCTGCGATATCACCACACATTGGAACGTATATGAAACGGTCATTGTAACGATCATATTGATACTTTGGACCGCTATCCATGACTGCGTATGAAGATGATGTTATTCCAACATATCCATCTGTTCCATTTCTATAACTCAATACTATATTTGCTCTGTCTGCTGGTGCTGCTTCAATTATTGCACTGGTAGATGGAGAAACGAATGTAACGCAATCCTTTCTTTTCTCTGCCAAAGCAATTATTGTATTGTTGTTTACTTCATTTCTCAAATCACCAGCGATGAGTAGTGATACGTCAACTTCTTCAGTATCACCGAATAATTGTTCAAATGTTGCGGCAACATTTGCTTCTGCATCCATTCTATCACCAGAAGTAACGACTGATGTTAATGTACCATAATCCAATTCGTGGACCATAATACCACATCTATCATATGGGAAAGATATACTAACTTCTTCATCCCAGTCGATGTGACCTGTAGTTGCGGAAAGAATTAAATTATAATTTTCTCCTATTTTTTGTGCTTTTTCTCCTGTTATTGCACCATAGAATTGTAAAGGTGGCTTACCAGAACTAGCAACTCCACCACTTATTGGTTTATCTACTTGATTAGGTTCTGATGGGTCTAGTTCTGCTACTTCCTCAAGATAAGGACTTTCACCGGCCCAAATGTAAAGAGATTTGTTATTAATTACATTTCTCCAATAATTTGTGCTTCCATCTGGATTTTTAGCACTTGGAGCTTTAGATAGACCTAAATAGGTTTCCAATACTGTGTTTTTACTTCCTGTAATTTTTCCTAAAGAGTCTACTACAACTACGTGTATTTCATCCTCTGCACCAGCAAGTATATTTGCAGCATATGAACTTGTATTTGGGGCTTGTTTGTTTACATATCCTATGATAATATCTGCATCTTCTGGATCTATTGATCTTTGACCCCAAACAGTTGATGATAAATTATCTCTATCAAATTGATCTTCTTTGATATCATAAACAATTACTTTAATACCATTTCCAAGAAGACCTGGATATTTTGCAGCAAAGGTGAAATCCCAAGTTCCTTTGATTTTTTCACCGTATAATTCTTCAAAATCTTGTCTATTTTTGATTAATACTGATTCGCCTGAAGGAATTGTAACATTTCCTGATGCATCTCTCCAATTAGAACCAGGGCAGAATGCATTTGTATCATTATCTAAGAGAACTCTTCCAACAAGTAAATTGCTGCCATATGTTAAAAAGTTTTGGGCAACAAACCAAGAAGTTGAATAAAATTCATTTCTAGATGGCTTAAAAAATGTTTCTCTTAGAGTTTTTTCGCTATTTATTAAAACTCTTTGCTCTGTAGGACCCCACTCAAAGGCTCCTACGAAACCAGCAGGGGTTGTTGTAACAGCAGGAACGATGGCTGTTAAATCGAATTCTTTAATTTCTACACCGGGGCTAACTTGGAATCCCATCGTGATTCTCCTTCTTGAATATTTTCAGTATATGTCTCAATTATATATAAAAAATCGATTTTCTATTATTTTATTAATATTTCCAAAAAATTCCATTATTATCATAAAATCCTTGCTCTTGTGAGCCATCTTCTACAAATCCAAAAGGAGTTACTTCTTCTTCCAAATTTTCCATTTTATCCTGAAACAGATTCTTTCGAATATCCATATTTGTTAAATCTTTAAAATAATTTTGGGTGGTCAACCACGAAAAAAGAACCATACACATTACAAGATCATCGTGGTGACCCATATCTGCTTCAAAACTATTATTTCTAGAAATAAAAGAAACTAATTCATTGATTATATTATAATCTTCAATAATTAATTTATCACCTTCAATCAAAGATTTTAATATAGAACATCCTAATCTTTTCACTGCTTTTGTGGTTCTTAGACCGAGTTGTGTTTGACTTGCACCAAATCCCCCATCTAAAGTTTGTCCTTTTCTTCCTCGTATGGTAGACATGAGTAAATTTTCATATTCAAATTCATTATGAATAAGATCCGCAACTTGTCCGCCGATATCATTAATTTCGACTAAAATATAAGCATTATTGTATTGTTTCGCCACAGGAACTATAATATTTGGATATAGTAATGGAGATATTTCATTATTTTTAAATGTGGCAACAATTTTATATGGAGATTTTGTAATATCAATTACACAAAAAGCATGAAAGTCTCCACCGGCTCCCCGACAAGTATCTACTGTCATTACATAAGTATGATTATTTTTAGGATCTTTTTCATCCCTATATGGTTTTTCATATAAACACAATCCATCATTTGTTTTGTAAATGGGGGTTTTAAATGCTAAAGATTTTAGTTTTGCTGTTGAAATTAAAGTGTTTGTGGATCCAATGAAGTCACATTCAAACTCCACTTTAAACATCTCTTCACCAATGTTACGAATTTGTGTTTCACGCCACTCTGTATTTCTACCGGGAACTTCAGACCAATGTGCTTCAAAAGGAACAAACATGCTTCGTTTTTCAACGGCTTCTATCCACATCTTATAGTAAAGATTTAGTCCTTTAGGTGTGGAAATGATTACAACTTTAGTTTGCTTACCTGATGATATTGTAGGATAAACTGAACTATAAAACTCATCAGCAATATTTGGAGCAACGTAGGCAAACTCGTCAAGGACGATAAGATTGTAAGAACCACCACGAATGGCACTAGATGACGTAGCCGACGCAACAATTCTAGAGCCATTCTCAAAAAGAATAGAACCCTTGTTCCATTCTACTATTCCTTGTTGTAACCATTTTGGCATAAATTCGTGAGCAACTTTAATTTTATGTAAAAGATCTTTTGCAATCTTTTCTTTATTTGCCAAAATTGCTATATTTTGATTTGGAGCAAAAGTCGCTTGGTGTAAACAATATGCAGTTATGCAAGTTGATTTACCCATCTGACGAGGAACTTTTGCTATTGTAAATCTATTGTCATTTATTGTATTGATCAGATTTTCTTGAAATGGATAAGTTTCAAATGGAATAAGACCATCATCAACATTTACAATTTTAATGT